AGTGCGCTCCCCGATATTATTTGGGTGTTGTTGTAGAGTTTCTTTCGCTGTATGTCGGTACCAGAGAAGCTACAATCCGTCTGCATCTGGGCCATAAAAGTTCTGGACATTCGGGTCTTGGCCAAAGACTCTTGTTTTTAAGTCCGTCATCTTACGCCTTGTTTAATCATTATTCTGTATTTTTTACCTTATCAAGCATCTGTCACATATAGGATATTCACAGCGATAGCTTTTCCCGCTGCCATCGCCGTAATATCAACCGATGCACCAGCCAAATCCAAGAAAGTTACGGTTATGTCATTGGTACTTTTCATAACAAAGCACGACTCAATAGCAACTCCTGATTGATTCTGCCATTGCACCCCCCCCAATACAGCGACCAAAGTCCCCGTAATCCCAGCATCGAGAATCTTTAACTGATAACCAGAATTATGCAGCCAGAAGATTCCAGTCGTGGCGTTTTTTGCCACATTATCTACCCAGGCGCTCGTGTCACCACTAAACACATTGGACATGGATATTTTTAGGGTATTTGCATCAGTCCCATCTACTATGGTCATAGAAAGACAACGCAGAACCCTATTCGATATCCCATCACCCTTGATAATATACTTCGTATCGGCATTATCACTAACGGTTAATGTTTTCCCATCCGCAATGGTAAGCGTTGACCCGGTTGCAGGCTGAGTGATGGTGAGCTTGTTGATGGTAGTTACAATAAGGGCGTTTATCCATCCTAATGCCCACTCCTTTGCAGCAGTTCCAATCCCGCCTTCACCTGTTGCCCTTGGGACTATATTTCTTGTAGCCATTTATCCTCCTAAGCTGCTTTTGGCATTATATCATCTGAACCATCAAGTTCATAGTATTGATCATCTACTGAATCGGTAACAGGTTCAAGGTCGCCATTAATATCAATTTCATATAAACCCTGGAAATCATCTATCTGTCCTTGTAAAGTAGCAACTGCATCAAACACACTATTTCCATCTGGAGCATAAATTATATCATTCTCAACTATAGTATGGGTAATACAAGTAGGTAGAAATTGTGTTAAATTACTCATTCTTCATTACCTTCATTGCGTCAGAAATTTCTTGTAGTGTTGCTGCTATCGCTCTAAGTGAGATTGCCATACTATTTATTGAACAGTCTTTTGGATACATAAACAAACTACAACTTTCACCAGTACATTTTGTATTATCTTTTAAACATTCCCAGTCCATTCAAGACCTCCTATGCTGCTGAAACTCCAAGTGAATTACCAACCTAAAAGTCTCCATCCGTTAGTTGCGTCATTATAGATAAGTGCAAATGCAGCGTATTTAGTTGATACTGTCATATCCTCAGATAATCCCATAATTTTAAGACTATTCCTATCAATAGTTAAATTATAAATATCAAATGTTCCAGCTCCATCTGTGACTGCAACTATATCTCCTTCTGATGGTGAACCAAGAAGTGTAAGAGTAAATGCTCCTCCTGATGTGTCACACATATATCCATTTTCTGTTATAGCATTTGTAGCACTCGAAATTGTTGTCCAGGTAAGTCCCCCACCTCCAACACCAGCCAAAGCTGTTGTAACAGCTTTACTTGTAGGAATAACCGTATCTAAATTAGCTAATACTCCAGTATCTATTTCTGTAACTACTGTACCAATATCGTTAACCAAAGAAAGAGATTGAATTGTAATAGATATAGGAGCAGAAGCAGTAACAGCATCATGTTTTAGAGATATTGCTTCTGCAATATCAATATCAGCTTTTACCTCTGCAAGGGTAGTTTTCGTATCTGTATAAGTTTTTGTTGCCTTTTGTGTAGGAATAACTGTATCACTATTCCCTATAAAAGTACCATCTACGTCAATAGCTGTAATAGTTGCGGTAATAGCCGCATTATTAATAAGACTAATTGCCTGTGTTGAAAGAGAGATTGGAGAAGATACTGTTACTGCCTCATGTTTTAAATCTGTAGCAGATTCTAATAATGCTTCAGTTATTTTTATTGTCTGTCTAATTGCTTCTCCATTTGCCGTAGGAGTTGAAAGGGCGGTAACCTGATGGGTATCCATATCAATATCATTTGTTACAGTTAATGTTCCTATATAGGCATAATCTAAATATGCGGCTAACCAATGTTTAAGTACAGTACCTAAAGTAGCATTACCTGTTTCAAAAGGAACTAAATTAATATCCCCTGCTATAGGTTCTAAATCTCCATTCGCATCATATTCTAAAGTTCTATTATCAGTTGTAAAAGAGGTTGTAATAGATGCATAATTTAATAAATAATTAGGTGTAGCTAAACCTAAATTATTAAACGGTACAGGTTTAACATAATACTCTACCTCATCCGCTACTCCTACAATAGTAAAATTTGTAGTCGCAGTATTACCTGCTAATTGGTAAACCGTATCCTCTTTTGCTTTATAGTATATATCAGCACTTTCATAAATAGCATTTGTGCTAGGTGTAAAATATACTATAAGATTTCTGGTAGTACCGTTATCAGATTGTATTACCGCAAGGGTATCTAAAGTTACATAACTAGACATTATTAATCCTCAGCATAAATTAAACTATTATATTCTAATGCTTTAATACTACAAACCTGGTCTCCAGCACGACTTATATTAGTAATTCTAAAATCTTTAGTAGCTAATAAAGATTCTCCAAAAGCGTATACATCATATGTACTAGGTAAACTGGCAAAAGGAACTGTTACATTGATTGTAGAAACTGTACCTGTAATGGTTGTATCTACTTCTTTAGTTACTACCGTATCTGTACTAAGTCTTACAATTAATTCATAAATATGTGGAGAATCTTCTATAGTAACTTCTTTATCCAAAACTACTGAAGAAGCTTCTGCTGAAACTAATCTACCACCTGCACCCCATTGAGGTATATCATGCTGTACTCTTATAACATCTCCAACCGTGCAAGCTATAGCATCAATATCTACATCAAATTCTATAGTCCTTAAAAGGTATTGATTACACAATAACCTAAAATTTGCTATTCTTGCAGCTTCAGAAGCCTTGGTAACACCTAGTAATTGTAAACTTACCTTATTAGAAGGATTATCTATATTAGTATTAATTATAACCTGTTTATCACGTTCATAATCTTCTGCTGAATTTTGAAAATCTACCTCTATTTCGGAAGCTCTATCTTCCATAGACAAAAATGTTTCTCTAAAAGAACCAGAACCTATATTACCTACTGTAAATAGTTGTACAGGGTCCTCTTCTTTATCAATTAAAACAGAAAGATTAGTACCTCTCCAAACTAAACAACCTCTTGCTATTTCACACACTTTCCAAGCTGCTTCCCACATATTCATTTCAGTATCATATATACCATTGAAAGTCATCCTTTTTTCTTGTGTGCTAGTACCTGTAACGGTGATTAAAGTATCACACCAATCAGCCCATGATCTGAAATCATCTACCACTATTCTACTAGGATCTATACCATCCCATCTAACTATATTTCTACTATTATCAACTACCGGTTGTGTTAAAATATCATAACATACCCATGCTGGATTATTACTATAAGTAACAGTATATAACGCACCATCATAACTTCTAATTAAAGCACCTTCAGCTAAACAAGAAAAATCAAAAGAGCCGGATACTACCTCAGAAGATATGGCTTTAAGACCTACTAAAGCTATTCTAGGATAAGTAAAAGCATCTTCCATTACCTCAGTAATCTTAGATAAATACATTTTATCCGATATTCTTGTGCTATCAGAATCGGCTGTTAGTCTAGTAACTCTTATATCATAAGTACCGTGTGCATTTGCAGGAACTATATAAATATCTTTACTTCTAACAACACTTCTACTGGAAGAAGTTACAGTTTTATAATTATTAAAAGTTGTTACGGTTTCATAAATTCCATTTAAATAACTCCAATAAGTAATTAAACCCCTAAAATCATATAAGGGAGATATTTCTCCTTCTAAATGTGCATAAGGGTCTGTTGGGTTACTATCAGGATACCCAGCTTTAAAAGCCAATGCCTGTACCTCACTCCATCCTTCAGGATTATTAGGATTCCAAGAACCTAATAAATCCGCACTTGATATACTAGAATTAGGAATCTGATATCTACCGGGAGCGTTAGATGTTGGACCGCTATCATCATACCATACATCCCCAAGGTACACTAAATACCATTTTCCTCCAGATGCAAGTGTTTGTGTTGTTGCAATACCTTTTGATAATATGATATAAGAACTGTCAGGTTCCGTAGATTTCTTTATTTCTATCCTATAGTCAACGGAAGTAGAAATTAAATCTCCATTATTATCTATGTAATATAATCCATTTAAAAAATCTACTTCAATTTCCAATTGGTCAAAATCGTCTCCAGAAGTAGTATATACTACTGGAGTTGCGTAAGTGACTATCCTAGTTTCTGGATATTCCGTTTTAGTGGTATCAAAACCTGTAACAACGGTTTGTGTTATTTCTCCATTTTTAACAAAAGGTACTACTATACCTAATTCATCTATTGGTTGATTATTTATTTTAAAATCATATACCCTAGAAATAGGTCCAAGACCTAAACTTAATAATACATTTAATGTTTGGGTATCATCTGTATTTGTATCAATATAGGTAGAAATAACATTACCTAAACATTTATTAAGCCCATATATTTTTGGTATAACTGTACCTTGCTGTTGTGTAGTTTTAGAATTCCAACTGTAAGTTTGGGATGTACCAGAACCAGAACCTATATTAGGTAAATCTGTACTCACTACTGAAGGAGGTAATAAAGAATTAATTAATAAACCCCCTGCCAACATTACTCCCATTCCAATCGCCGCTGCTCCAAAAGTACCTACCGCACCGGCAGCGTAAAGAGAAGCAGTACCAAAAATAGATGTTCCGCCTGAAGGTACAGCAAGAACTAAAGCGATAGCAACAACAGCTATCATAGCAACAGCCCTTAGTATATCTTTACCTCCACCATCCCCTCCACCTGTTAAACTAGGAAGCATTAATATACAATCATTTTCTTTAGGTTTAATATACTGTAAATCATTTATAGCTATAACTTTACCATTTAAAGTTACACTAACATCTAAATCTAAAGGAAACGTTTCATTCCTTAAATCAAGTAAAGTTTTAGTACCAGCATCTATCACAGAGTATTCTCTGTCAACTCTAGAAAATGGATTAGTAACCTTTATTAAACTAACCATGATAGGTATCCCCTCACACGATGATTCCAACTAATATCATCCAGTCTTTCGACTGTAACTTTACTCCTAGGCATAATATGTATAAAACGTCTACAATCTTCCAGTACTACTCCTACATGACTAACATAAGGAAATTTTAAAGTAAATAATACTAAACAATAAGGTTCTGGTTTATCCAATTCTTTAAATAATTCCCTACCTTTTATAACTACTTCTTCTATAAGAT